CGCAAGGAGCACACCTACGAGGTGTGGACCTCCCCATCGCCCTTGGTGACGCAGAGGGACTTCGTGGTCAAACAGACCAACGAGCGATACTCAATCGGGGCTGTCCGTCGGCCGAGTCATCGGGGCAACCTCCTCCAGCAGCACTTCACCATTGGCTACCTCGATGAGGGGGACATCCGGTACAGTGTCCCCATCGACGGCACGACTGAACTGGCCTGGCCGGAGACGAGGGGGCAGCAGAAGCCGCGTACCTTCTCCCCCCGTCCAGTGGACGAAGCCCTGGAAGGAACGCCCCAGTGGCCGGTTGGGCCTGATGCCCTGAACCCGATGGAGACGCAGAAGGGTAACATCCCAGACAGCCGGGAGCGGCGTGGCCGTTCTCGTGTCTGGGAGAATACCGAGTATGGCTTTTTTTGGTGGCTTCTGCCATCCTTGTGGCTGGCCCAGGAGGTCACCCATGCAGTTTCTCGGATCGTGTGAGGTTTGCAGCAAAACGGTACATACCTACAAGGGTTTAGGCCAGCATTTCCGATTCAATGCCGACCCTGCCCATCAGGCTCTTCAGCAGCGATGGCTTGCGTGGCGGGCAGAGTACAAGGCGACGTTGCGTTGCCGGAAGTGTGGCGGGACTTGGGCCATCACGGACGCCAAGGAGAGGCACAGCAAACGGTGCCCTCCCTGCGAGCAACTGCGATCTCAGTTGGGCAAACGAGCTTACGAGAAGGTTCAACCCGTCAAGATCCCTGACCCCCGGAAGTTGATGACGGCTTCGGGATCAAAAGCCCAATGGGATGGGCTGGAAAGCCGCCACTTGCTGTGGCATCGTGGAGATGACCTCTACATGCGGGTTGTGCTTGCGTGTGATGCGGGTGAGGCCGTTGGGGTGACCATGCACACGCAGGCGATCAGCTACAAGCTGTACCGTGCCATCGTAGATGATGCCTTTGGGGCCGAGGCCTATGAGAAGCGAGCCCGTACTCGGAAGTTTGCATCATCAGCGGAGAATGCCAAGAAGGCCCATGCCCGCTGGGCGGCTCTTTCTCCCGATGAGAAGGCTGATGAGATTGCTCGCCGGTTTGGTGGTGGCTCTCCCTTGGAGCGGGGGCTGGCCCAGCAGTTGGCAGTTGCAGGGGTGACAGGGGTCACCTTGAACGTCTGGCAATCTCTGTTGCTCCACGGGAAGTGGTGCCCTCGGGAAGCGGACATCAAGATCACGGTTGGTCAGGACCAGAAGATCGTGGTGCTTTGTGATGGGGAGGCTTTCCACGGGCCTGGCTACATCTTCAAGGACAAGCAGGCTCGGATCGAGGACGACATTGTGACTGCAAAGGCCTATTTTGATGCGGGATACTCAGTCGCACGGTATTCTGAATCGGAGGTGCTAGATGGGCGAGCCCTTCAGCATCTCCTGGTCTGGTTGCCTCGCTTGCAGATGGGTTCTCGCCTGTACCGGACGTGGCACCCGCTGGTTGAAAAGGAAGCATGATGCCCGACGTGTCTGTTCTGTTCACCACTTCCAAGGGGGAGTATCGGGTACAATCTGCGGAGGAACTCCTCCGGGGGGGTTTATACCAATGGCAGCATTAACTCAGGCAGAAAAGAAGCGGATTCGGGCAGTCATAGTCCCGCAGTTCCTGGCTTCAGGAGATGGAGGGCGGCACAAGGTATATGTCTTAATCTTCCACCCGCTGAAGAACCGGACGGAGTATGCAGCCAGGCAAGCGGGGTTGCCTGTCCCCGAGATGGAGATGCTGCCAGAGCCAGACTTCTGGGCGCTGATCGGGAAGAAGGCCGCTGAGACTGGTGCGACAGAGACGGACACCCTGTTCAGCCTGATTGACCAGACGCCGGACATGACTCAGAAGCCTGCCCACCCCTTCTGGGCAAGGTAGCCTGTGGAGATTGAGGCCCGAGTCCGTGGCACCCTTGGTGGTGTCGTTGCCAAGAAGCTGGAGATCCCGGTCACCCCGGATCTGCTCAGGCGTCTGGGCGAGTGCCTGGTGGATACCTTCTCCAAGGAGGCAGAGAAGGACTTCGCCAAGAGAGGCTGGTCCGGCAGGGCACAGGATGGCACGGCTGACATCGGGGAGTCCTTCTCCTACCGGATCCGGGGGGGGCGTACTGTGGAGGTGGTGAGCACCTTTCCCTACCTGGCTGAGATGGTGACCCAGGACTCACCACCCCACAAGATGACCTGGTTGACGCAGGAGGCTAAGAAGAAGCATTCCTCAGAGTTTCCGCTGACTCCACGGGAGATGAAGCTGGGGATGAAGACTAGCGGCAAACGTCTCCCTTTGGTGGTGCCCCTCAAGACAGAGAGTGGCACCATCATCTTTCGCATGGCCCCTTTGACCTTCGCCGATGCTTGGGTGCATCCCGGTATCGCCCGGTTCACATTCGTGCAGCGAGCAGCCAAGAAAGGTCGGGAGGGGTGCATCGCCATCATCAAACAGGAAGCCCTGGCTGCCGTTGTGCAGAAGCTGAGCGGGAATGGTTGAGGCAGAGATCACATGCGAGTGCCCCGCTATCCAGTTAGCGGACCTCCAGATGGCCCTGACTCGGGGCATGGTCGTCTACCTGGCGGAGAATCGGGCTCGGGTGTCCAAGGACTTGCAGCGAGCCGTTCGGGCCAGGGGTGTCACTGTCAAGTACGTCCAGCGGTTCCGGGAGCAGCGTCCGGCCCCATCTGCTACTACCCCTCAGCCAGGGGCTATCGCGGCTCTACCTCCCGTGGCGGATAAACTGGACCCCGAATCTCTTGCACAGAGGATAGCCGAGATTGTAACTTCCAGGGTGCTAGATGCCTTGAATCAGGGACTTGCATACCGTGTAGAGGGCAACTTCCCAGACATGACAGATTCGAGTGATAGAATGATGGGTAGTTACCCCTCACGGGAGATTAAGATCCCCATCCCGGATGACATCCCGGTATTCATCCCATCTAAGATTGGTAGGGACGACCTCCAGCCTGCGGAGGTGAAGGCAACTGCGGGTGAGGCTGGTAGTGTGCTGGATGCAGCAGCGGCTCTGAAGGCAGCACGCAAGGGTAGGGGCAAATGAGCAAGAAGGTTCTGGGTGTGGGTCTCGACGTGGGCACCATGCTTGACTTCGATAATGGTACGATGCTACCCTGAGCTATGCCTTTCCCTTGCACCCTTTGCATTCAAACTTTCAGCACCAAGCGGGGTTTGGCTAACCATCACCGGGTGCATACCGGCGCATCCCAGGCGGCGGGTGCTCGTATCAGTGCCACTAGGATAGCCACGGGGGTGGCCCGTGGGGCGAACAACCCCAACTTCGGGGAGAAGTCTCGGCCGTGGCTGGAGGGGGACAATGCACCTTTTCGACAGTGGCACCGGGAGCATCCTGAGTTCGGGGTGCAGCAGCGAGGAGCGGCCAATCCGATTCACAAGGTGAAGCATCTCTACGACGACCCCGAGTACGTCGCCAGAATCACCTCTGGTATTCGAGCCCATGTGGACCAGCGGCGTGGTTCTACCTACGATGAGGTCTACGGGGTGGCGAAGGCTGAAGAGTACAAACAGAAGTTGCGAGACGCCTCCCCTGCCCGCTTGGCACAGTTCCAGCGGAAGGAAACTGAACCTGAGCGGTTGGTCCGGGAGATGTTGGAAGGGTTGGGGGTTGCGTTCCAGCAAGAAGCCCCGCTAGGCCACTACACCGTGGACTTCCTGCTGGAAGCCTCTCGTGTGGTAGTCCAGGCTGATGGGGACTACTGGCACGCCAATCCGGCTATCTATCCTGTGCCGACGGCTGCACAGAAAGACCGCAGGCGTCTCGATGCCTCCTGCGATTCCTTCCTGCACAACCAGGGGTATCGTGTCCTGCGGTTCTGGGAAAAGGACCTCTACAACAACCCCAAAATGTGTCTACAGGCACTTCAGGAGTCCCTGCATGAGTGAGGCGAAAACCAAACGATTTCTGGGGGTTGGGCTGGATTGTGGGACGATGAATGTCGTGGCCGCTCGGCGGACAGACAAGGGTGTCGAAACCAAGCGGATGCGGGATGCCTTCATCTCCTTGCCGCCCACCCAGATGAAGATGCTCAAGCTGGCCCAGACCAGTTTCGTCGAGCGTGACGGGGAGGTGCTCATCCTCGGCGACGCTGCGATGGAGATGGCAAACGTCTTTGGCCTGGACCCCCGCCGTCCTTTGTCTGGCGGCTTGGTTTCAGCCTCCGAGACGGACGCCCTGGACGTGCTCAAGCTACTGGTACAGAGCGTCCTGGGAACCCCGGCAGAACCCAAGGAGGTCTGCTACTTCTCGGTGCCTGCCGCCCCTGTGGACCAGCCTGAGCGGGACATCATTTACCACCGAGGCGTCTTCGAGCGCATCGTGGAGGAATGCGGGTTCGAGCCCTATCCTGCCAATGAGGCGATGGGCATCATCTTCGCCGAGTGTGCTACCGAAGGCTTCACTGGCATCTCCTTCAGCTTTGGCTCTGGGATGACCAATGTGGCCCTGGCGATCAACACGGTCGAGGCCCTGTCCTTTTCGGTGGCCCGTGGGGGTGACTGGATCGACAAGCACGCTGCCCAGGCAGTGGGTGCTACACAAGCCCGGATGTGCGCCCTCAAAGAGTCGGGCATTGACCTCATGGCCCCCAAGAGCAGGGATGAGGAAGCCCTCTGCCTGTACTACAAGGCGCTCATCGAGCACGCCCTGGACCAGGTGGCTGCCAGGTTCGAGGCTATCAAGAGTCAGTTCGCCCTGACCAAGGCTATCCCGATGGTAGTCTCGGGCGGCACAAGCCAGGCAGGCAACTTTCTGGACTTCTTCCAGAAAGTCTGGGACAAGAAGAAGCGTCGGTTCCCGCTGGATGTCTGTGAGATCCGGCAGGCCAAGGACCCCCTCAATGCCGTGGCCCTTGGGCTATTGGTTCAAGCAATGCAGGAGTATGAGTGATGAGTACCCAGATTTTGGTGTGGTGTGCCCCCGAGGAGTGCATGGACGAGATTCGGGAGCAACTCCAGATCGCTCAAAACGACCCGAACTATTCCATTATCACGAATTTCAACTTGGTCTCTGTACAGATCGGGCTGGGCGAGATCGTGTATGGCGAGGACATTTTGCCGGAGTTCGTGGACTGCATCCGGGGCGAACTGGACAAGGCGTGGGCGGACCCGGAGTACAACGCAATCGTGCCCTGTGCGGTGCGTTCCCACACGTTGGTCAGGGGCGAGATGGTGGTGGCTGAGGATGCGTCGTCAGACCAACTGGAACAGTTTCGGGCGGAGATTGACAAGGCGTGGGCTGACCCGGACTACAATCCGGTCGTCCCCTGGGATCTGGTCTTCCCAAAGTTCCCCTACCCACGGGTCTGATGCCTAGTCTGCCTATCGCCTCGGACCTAGTAGGAGGCGTGCCAGATGTACTTCCAGTTGACCTCGGCCCTAAAGCGCAGATTCATTGAGGAACTGCGCCGGTACTGGATGCACCATCCGAAGTACCGGGACACGTTGCCCAACAACATCCAGGGCAAGTTCTCCTTCAAGGAGCGGCCTCAGCAGGGCATCGTGGTGAAGACGGGCGCGGGCAACCGCGTAGACTTGTCGGCGGACAACTACCTCGGCGTCATCGAGTCCTACTGCCTGCTCACCAAGGTCACGAACAAGGCGGGCTTCTCCATCGAGTGGATTCGGGAAGATGCTCGGGCCATCCAGCAGAACAACGGCACCTTCCCCTCCCCTGCGGGCATCTACTACATCGACGTGCAGGAGGAAAACGGGGGCCTGGTTTTCTATGTGGACCCCCTGCTCGACGTGTTCCACGAGCCTGTTCTCCTCGCCACCTCCACGACGGCGCAGCTTCAGCGGGCTCCTTTGACGGGCACCCTGCGGCTCTACGAGATGCCCTCATCCTTCAAGTACGTCGAGGGGGTGAACTACACCCTCGACCAGACTGGGGGGATCACTCTCACGGCCCCCTTGACCGGCGGCCGGTGGTTGCAGGCAGACTACCGCTATCCCGTGGAGAGCCGAGGCCCCTACTCCATCATTGAGATGCACGCCAACAACACGGCAATTCCAGGTGTCGTCCTGGCCTTCGGGCGCAAGGCAGAAGCTGGGGACCAGATGGCGGTGATGGTTCATGACATTCGCCGCCCGGCCTACATGGAGTATGGCGGCAAGTGGGACATGACCTTGGACTTCGATGTGATGGCGACGGACGTGCATGACCAACAGGAGATCGTGGATGCCACGGTCATGTACCTGTGGGCAATCCTGCGGTCCCACCTGTCGCACCAGGGCATTGAGATCACCGATGTGAACTTTGGCGGTGAGTCCGAAGAAGTCCGGGATGAGACGGGCGATGACTACTTCTACACCTCGACCTTTTCCCTAACTGCTCAGACGGAGTGGTCCGTCCATGTGCCTTTGGATTCCTGGCTGCGGTCGGCTGCCCCCCTGACCTCGGCCCAGGCTTCTCAGATTGCGGGCATGACGGATGACGAGTTGGTCGGCCAGGATGGTAACATCAAGGTGTTGGAGAGCCTCGGCGTTGAGGCGGTCCAAGACCCGTTCTGGTCGGGCAAGCAGGGAACCTTCGAGATTGTGAGGTAGGACATGGACCACGAGTACATCACAGCCCAAGACTGGTTGGCTGCGGCCCGGACCTTCCGATCCCAGGGGCATACGATTCGATCCTTCGATGACCCCATGACACCCAGTCTGGGTTTCCGGCACGCCGGGGAGTACCACTTCATCACCCTGCGCACTGTCAAGATGGCCCCGGAGGACTTGCGGGTGAAGTTGACGACCCCTGAAAGCCGTCGGAATCTTCTGGAAGGGTGAGCCCATGCCAACCTATGAGTTTCAGTGCAATTGTGGCCTCAAGTTCGATGGGCACGCCAAGCTGGGTGATCGCAGCCCCAAGGCCTGTCCTTCCTGTGGAGGCAAGGCACCTGCGGTGGTGCCCTCTCAGGTGCAGGGGCACTTCCGCAAAGACGTGACTGGCCCGCAGCCGCAGAACACGGGCATTCAGGGCCTCGACGCCCACATTGACCGCACGATCGGCCAGTCGGCCAAACAGGGTTGGGATGTGGCAGAGCGGCGAGTGGCTGACAAGAAGCAAGTGTTGGCGGCCAATCCGGGGGCCACAGGCCAGGACCTGAGCAAGCAGCCCGATGGCAGCTATCGGGTCCTGGCTCCTGAGGAGCGGGGTGTGCATGACCGCAGCCAGGCGATCCATGGGGCAGCGATGGACTTGGCCCAGCGGAACTGGCGAGACACCCGAGGGCAACGACGGCCACGGTAGTTCTTCTATCCCGAGCAAGTAGTAGTGGAGGGCCTCCTTTGCGGACGCGACCCGACACCTCTTCCTCTCCCTGCCGGGGAGATGGCTCATGTGAACACCTGGATGAAGCAGTCTTGCGCTTCCCCATCTGGGGATCTGCCTCCCCCCGCAAGGGCGGATGGTTTTGATGCGGCCCTAATAGCTTGACTCCAGCCCCCCGGTGTTTCAACTCAAGAGGTGTCCCTCCATGCTCTCGGCAGAGCCTCAGGATAAAGTGTATCTGGCTACGACCCCCTCAGGGAGGGTCTATGTCGGTATCACTTCCAAGGAACTTTCAACAAGGGTAGCCCAGCACTACCAAGCGGCCCGTGCGAGTCGGTCGCGGGGTGCTTTGTGCTATTTCCATCATGCCCTCACGAAATATGGGCAAAGTGTGCGTTGGGAAGTGTTGGAAGCAGCCATTGAGGGCCGAGCAGCCGCCAACCTGCGTGAGAAGCATTTCATTCATTTGTTCCAGGCCAATGACCCTCGGAGGGGCTACAATGGCACAGAAGGCGGCGATGCAGGGGCAGTGCCGAACAAGGCTGTCCGGGTGAAACTCTCCCAGGCAGCAAAGGCACGGGGAGTGAATCCGGGTCAACTTGAGAATCTTGTCCGAGGTAGACAGGACAGCCGGGCGCAAAGCCTGCGTGGCTTGAAAGCCTCCCGTTTCAAAGGTCAGCAGCACACAGTCGAAAGTCGGGATCGCATGTCCCGGAGGCAGCGACAGGTCGTGCATACGGCTGATTGGTCAGCCAAGATCAAGCAAGCGAACAGGCATCCTGTGGTGCGTTCTGATGGAGTCATTTTTGACTCTGCCCGTGAGGCGGCCCGTCAAATGGGTCTTTCAGATGATGCTGTGGCAAAGGCCATTCGGCAGCAGCGTGGCTGTGCCGGTTTCCATTTCCAGTCCGTCGGTAGTCCCGCAAACTCCATTGATAGGAGGTCCTAAATGTTCCCCGGCAAGCAGTATGCTCCCCCCTCGGTCTACTCCCGCACCCTGTACGAGAACCCTCTCCAGGGAGCCATCGACGCTCTGAAGATCCCGGTCTTCATTGGCGAGGGCAACGAGTACCTGACGCAGACAGACCTTGAAGTGGTCCGTGGTTCTTCGGCCACCATTGACCAGCGCATCGTCGGCGAGGACATGACGGGTCGTGCGGTCGTGAGCATCTCGGCTACGGGCGTTGTGACGGTCGGTGACTTCGACGGCACCCGCACCAAGGTCCAAGTCCGCAACCTCCCCGTGGTGGATGGTTCCGGCCGTGGCATGACCACGAACAGCCGTTCGGATGTGACGGTGACCATCAATGGCTTGCCCGTGACGGTCATTGCCCTGGACGGCACCAAGGGCATCATCACCCTGGCTCAGGCACCCAAGCTCGGCGATTTGCTGCGGGTGAGCTACTACTTCAACCGTGAAGACACACTCATCACTGATGATGTGTCCGACCAGGTGTCCGCTGAGGCCGCCATCGTTCGGGCGACTGTGGGCCTCAAGGATGTGAACGCCCCCACCCCTGGGACGGCGACCATCAACCTGCACGCAGACATCCTCGGCCCGAACGGTTCGGTGCTGGTCCCGGCCAACAACGGCCTGAAGTTCATCATTGACGGCACGCAGTACATCTTCACGTTGACCCCGAAGTCCGACTACACGATGCAGCAGATCGCCAATGTGATCTCGGCTGCGGGGCAGGCCACACTGACGGCCAGCGTGTTCGTCAACAACTTCGGTGAGAGCGCCCTGGCCTTGGCGGCCACCCATGACCTGACGGTCATGGACGGGACGGCCAATGCCCTGTTGGGCATCTACACCGGGCAGACGAGCACCCGTCGCAAGACTTTCTACACCTACCAGGGTCCCCTCGTGGACGGCACCAACGGTGGCGTCACGACGACAGACCCCAGCCACGTCGTGGTCAAGGTCAATGGTGTGCAGGTCATCCCGACCTCGGTGGACGGTGCCTCCCGGGCCGTGACTCTGCCCCAGGCCCCCAAGGTCGGCGCAACGGTCACGATCACCTACTGGTTCAACTCCTGGCAGGACACCTTCGACTACCTGGCGCACACCAACGTGCAAAGCGTGACCAAGGTGGGCGAGGTCCCCGGCGGGTCGCAGTTCACCCAGGAGGCAGACTTCATCCTCCAGAACGATCGCATCATGTGGGGCACGGCGGCCACTGTCGTTTCGGACACCACGACCACAGGTTCGGAACTGTTCGATGAGACACAGATCGGCACGACGCTGATCGACAACCACACTTACCTGTCGGTGTGCTCACCTGTCACATCCTCGCAGGGTGTGGCAAGTAAGACCGAGTTCCAGCTTCCCCTGGAGCCCACCCTGGGCAACGGGCGGGACACGCCGCTGGGCCAGAGCCTGTTCCAGAGCGTCTCGAACAACCGCATCGGTCTGCCGGTCAACCGGCCGGACGTGGTGAGCGTGTACTGGGGCTTCTCGGTGGACGACGCCTTGGTGCGTGGCAAGCGCACTGCGGTCAAGGTGGAGGGCACGGTTGTCACCCTGAACGAAGAAGTTCCGGTCGGTGCCACGGTGTACGCCAGCTTCTACCACAACCTGATTGTGGACATGAAGTACACCCTGACCTGCAAGCTGGCAGGCCAGAGTGGTGTGGGCACCTACACGATCCAGAACGCCAGCGGCGCTGATGTGCTGACGCCGACCTTCGATTCGACCACCAAGTCGGCTGGGCTCACGGGCATCACCATCGAGTTCCCCTCGGGCTCGGAACTGACCCCAGACCTGCATTTCGAGGGGGGAGCGGGCACGGGCTTCACGGGCCCTGTTGAGGAAGCGGTCACCCTCCAGTTCTCCAACACTCAGGACACCCCGGCCAAGTTCACGGTCAAGGGCCCGGCCCCCTACGCCTTCATCCAGGGTGAGTCGGACCTCGTGGCCATGACCATCAACGGGGATGCAGTTCTCCCGGCGAGTGGCACGGATCTGGACAACATCTCCATCGGTGGTGCGGGCATCATGGCC